TTGTACGTGTGTCTGATGTAAAACTGTCGCCAAAACTAAATTTAGCTGAAGCTCCTGCATATAATGGAGTTAGTCCAAGGTCCATAGACTTACCAGCTTTTACTGAGTAATTATCTACGTCTCCGTTACGCTTCCATGTTACAGTTGTGTCTAGTGATGCTACTTCACTGCCTATTGCAAATTCTGTTGCGCCAGTTTTAGGTGATTTAACACTAATCGAATAGTTGTCTGTTACTGCTGTCATCTTCATAGCAGTATTATCAAAGTCATCTGCCATAACAGATGTCCCTAACATCGCCACTAAAGCGGCGGTTATTAAAGTCTTTTTCATTTATTTTATTTCCTCTTTTATATAAAAGTGTAGATCGTTTCTGTCTACAAAATATAGTTATCTACTCATTAGATAGTTTGTGCAATTTCTGGCACGAAGTATTTATAATGATATGTAATTAAGTTAAAGTGCGACTTTTCTGTTGCTAGGTAAGTCGCCAACCCCGAGCGATTATGCCGCTAAGGCAAAATCCTCATTGACAGCAAAGTCATTAAGTGCACCGAAGTTCACGAAAGTAAATTCGCCGTTGTTTATATTTGCGTTTGCAATTATAAGTTTCGTTCGCGTTAACCGAGCTTACATCCGGGCAACTCCACAACATCTATTAACTACCAGTCGATCCTATTTCAGGCCCATCATAAGCACACTATTTGGTGTGTGCTTAATGTGTTTATGGTGGACCTGCCCGGTACCGCCCCGGGGTCCTGTATAGCGTTTGAATTGCTTCAACGTTACATATATATTTATACAGTCTTTTTAGATAGATGTCAAGATAAGAATGTAAGAAAGATAACAAGTATAATGTAGTATTTGGTCTATTGCTTGTGTTACCCAATATGCTTTTTGGTCTGTTGTCCATTTGTATCTTTTGATTATTCTTGTCTTAATATAATCAATAATAAAATGAAGTACGTAATCTAACAATGCTATTGAGATTGACATAAGAGCATTATTAGTTAGTAGAGCTATGACTACAAAAGTAAGTCCTGCATGATCAGCCGCATGGATATATCCCTTAAGGCTTCTAAGGTCGCTTTTATCTCCTGGAGTTTTTCGAAAAGATTGTATCGCCAAATCAGCAATGGCATGCTTTACAAGTAGTCCATATAGAATTATTAAACCTTCCATACTGTGGACTATCCTTTACTGTTCTGGTGTGTGAATGACTGCTATATCAACTGCAACGGGTTTACCGTTGTGGTCGTCAAGTTCGTAGTCGATGACCATGCCTTCAACTACCTTCTTTACGCCTGCTTTGCGAAACTCTGAAATGTGTACGAACAAGTCTGCTTGTCCTTCTTCACGTGATATAAATCCGTAACCCTTTACGTGATTGTACCATTTTAATTTGCCCTGCTTCATGTGTTGCCCTTCATTAAGTGTACAGGGCGTAAAAATAACTCTTACGCCCTGTAGTATTTATTACATATTATTTTTTTTATCTTGGATTTCAGCTCGCTTTGCTTTTGCAAGTTTACCCATTTCACCTAGAGCTTTTCTTGCTCTAGCCGCGGCCGCTTTAGTACCGCCTTCAAATTTTTCGTTCTCTGCTAGGTACGATTCGTACTGTGCAACGATTTGTTCATGTATTGTTGACATCTTTATCTCCTTTGTTAGTTAATCTTTATGCCGGTTGTTGATTCAATGTATTGGTCTGCCATTCCTTTTTCAGTCTTAGCAATAAACACAATAGTTGATAAGTTAATATCTAGTTCACTATCGCGACCAACAGTAAAAGTAAATGGCACCATGCCAATTCCGTCTTTAGTCATAGTAAGAGCCATAGGCTTCTTAACCTTCATTGAATCTGTTTCTTTTTTAACTAGGCGTGCAATTACTTCTTCACCTGCTACAGTTTTAAAACTAATTGTATCGCCGTCTTTATATGTGTTTTCTAATAACATATTTTATCCTAAACTTTCGCCTGTTCCATTCCATCCGGTTGTCTCAATATAAGAAACTAGCTGTTCGTAGCCTCCTATATGTTGATCACCTATAAAAACTTGTGGAGCAGTTCTTGGTGCTGGCAATCCTTTTTCTTCAAAGAGTGCCATAAGTTCACTTGGCTGAATATCAGTACCAAGTGTAAATGTTTTGTATTCAACATTCAAATTATCAAACAATGCCTTTGCTTTTACACAAGAGGGACAATGCGGTTTACTATAGACTATTACTTCTTGCATTATAGACTAAATCCTTTCAATGAATCCTTGTCTACATCTTGTTTAATACCGCCAATGATATATGACTCTACTTCAGTCTCTTGTGGAGCCACTTGTAATCCTGACGAACTCAACCAATGTTGTGTCCAAGGTAGTGGGTTATTATTAAGTGGACGATCATAGATTGGTTTGTAACCTAATGCTTTTAGTCTGCGGTTAGCAATATATTCTACATAATGATACAACAGTTCTTCATTAAGTCCAATGATAGCACCGTCCTTAAACAAATAGTCTGCCCACGCCTTTTCTTCATCAACGCAAGTACGCCACATCTCTAATACTTCTTCTTCACACTCTTTAGCAATATCAGCAAACTCTTTATCGTCGAGTCCTTTGATCCAATTCTTAAGAATAGAAGTTGATAGGTTCAAGTGCGTTGCTTCGTCTCTTGCAATTAACGAAATAATTTTTGCACTGCCTTCCATAACTTTGGATTCAGCAAAGGCAAATGTGCAAGCGAAGGAAACATAAAAACGTAGTCCTTCTAGGATATTAACATTGTGCATTGCTAAGAATAGTTTCTTCTTAACATCACGCATGTTGCCTTCCTTACGATGGATAAAGGCATCCGCCGCTTCTGTAAATGCATCGTAGTTTTTAGTAACTGCGGTAGCACGTTTTAGAATTTCTTTATCATCTAAGATAGTATCAAATACTTCACTAGGATCTGCATACACGTTTTTCATAATATGTGTATATGAACGACTATGAATAGTTTCAAAGAAGTCCCAAGTAACAATACAACCTTCTAATTCAGGAAGTGATACGTGTGGCAAGAAAGCCAAACTAGGACCACGTCCTTGTACACTATCAAGTAGTGTTTGATACTTTAGGTTACTAGTAAAGATATGTTTTTGTTCTGGTCTAAAGTTAGCAAAGTCTGCTCTATCTTTTTGCAAACTAACTTCTTCTGGTCTCCAAAAATATCCTAGCATAGTTTGATTCAATTTGTCAAACTCTGGGAATTTAAACACATCATATCGTTGTGTGTTTTGGTCAGGTCCAAAGAACATATGTGCTTTGGTGAAGTCTACCTTCTCTTGATTAAATACTGTTTTAGCCATCTCTTTTCCTTTATCTCATAACTCTACTATAATAACATCATTGTATAAGCATGTCAACCTTTAAATTGCACAAGCCTCACAATGTTCTTCATATTCTTCGTCCGACCCTGAAAATTCTTCTCTAGCCAGTGGTTCTTGTTTTGCATCTTCAAATGCTATTTCGCCGTCTGTTTTATAATCATAAGTGTTTTGGTAGTATGATGTTTTCCATCCATACTTATACGTGTTTAACAAATCACCTATCATAACACTCATAGGCACTTCATTATTGTCAAAGTGTGTTGGATTGTAACTCCAGTTACCACTAATTGCTTGATCAAAGAACTTTTGCATTACTGCTACGATATTAATGTAACCTTCGTTACTTGGCATATCCCATAATAATGTGTAGTGTTGCTTTAGTGTAGTATACTGTGGAACAACCTGCTTAAGAGGCCCTTTTTTACTTTTCTTAACGGACAAGTAGCCTCTAGGTGGTTCGATTCCGTTTGTTGCGTTCGACACAACGGAACTGCTCTCTGATGGCATTTGTGCGGACAATGTTGAGTGCCGTAACCCGTGTTCCTTGATAGATGCTCGTAAAGAATCCCAATCATATTTTAACTTAAAGTCTCCTAGCTCATCGACTTCTTTTTTGTAAGTATCGATTGGTAGTATACCGTCACTATATTTAGTTTGTCCAAAGTAATCACATGCACCACGTTCTTGTGCAAGTGTGTTACTTGCTTTTAACAAATAGTATTGGAACGCTTCTGTTAGCTCATGTACTTTTTTCCAAGCTCTTTTGTGATTGTATGCTAACTGATGCTTTGCAAGATAGTGTGCAAGGCCAATATATCCTATACCTAATGAACGTCTTGCTTTAGTTGACTTTTCAGCCGCCTTAATAGGATATTTCTGATAATCAATAATTTCTTCTAATGCTCTTACTGCTAGTTCACATAGTTCTTCTAAGTCGTCTAAGTCTTTGATAACACCTACGTTGATAGCACTTAAGATACACAATGCAATTTCTCCATCTTCATCGTCAATGTGATTAAGTGGCTTAGTAGGTAGTGTAATCTCTTGACACAAATTACTCATGTATACTTTGTCTTTGAAAGAACTGTGTGTATTACAGTGATCAACATTCATAATATAAATGCGTCCTGTTTCTGCACGTTCTTTAATCAATGCACTAAACAGATCCATTGCTGGAATAACTTTTTTCTTAATACTAGTCTTACGTTCATAAGACTCATATAGTTCTTTAAATTTTTCTGCATCTCCAAAGTATGCTTCGTATAATCCTGGCACATCGTGTGGCGAGAAAAGAGTAATATTGCCGCTGGTTAATAATCTTTCATACATAGTTTTATTAAGCTGAATTGAATAATCTAACTTACGTACACGATTGTCTTCAGTACCTTTGTTGTTCTTTAGTACAAGGATGTCTTCAATCTCTTGATGCCAAAACGGGAAGTGTGTAGTAGCACTTCCACCACGTACACCATTTTGTGTACAACAACGTACAGTTGCTTCAAACTTCTTAAGGAACGGAACTACACCTGTGTGTGCAACTTCTCCTCCTCTGATTTTTGAGTTGACTCCTCTGATACGTCCTGCGTTAATACCGATACCAGCTCTTTGAGCTGTGTATCTACCGATGGACATGTCCGACGCAAAGATCGAATCGAGCGTGTCGTCACTGTCAACAAGCACACAAGAGGCAAACTGCCTAACTGGAGTACGCACTCCGGCCATGACCGGCGTTGGGATATTGATTTTAAAAAGTGAGGTCGAGTCATAGTATCTCCTTACATAATGTAACCTATCTTCTTTAGGATAGTTAGCAAATAGTGTTGCCGCAATCATCATGTACATGTGTTGTGGAGTTTCAAACAACTCTCCGCTTGATCTATCTTGGACAAGATATTTGTCCACTACCTGACGCAGACCTGCGTAGGTAAAGTTCTCATCACGCTTGTGATGGATGTATGAATCTAGTTTTGCAAACTCATCGTCAGTGTAGCTGTCTAGTATAGCTCTATCATATACACTACGATCAATATTTTTCTTAATCATTTCTTTTAACTTAATTTTTTCAAAGCCACCATAAACATCTTTGTACACACCGTAAAGCAATAAACGTGCCGCCGCATATTGATAATTTGGATTTTCCAATGAGATTAGATCATTAGCTGATCTAACTAATAAGTCTTGTATCGACTGTGTTGTCATATTATCTGCAAATTGTATACCTGCATTCATTTGGATTAAACTACTGCTTACTCCTGCCAGCCCTTCACATGCAAAATTTACTACTTTGTGTATTTTTTGGATATCCAACGGCATTGTTTCTCCGTTGCGTTTTAAAATATTTAGGTTTGCTTTCATCTTACTTCACTTCCTCTTTGTTAAAAAATATTTAGTGTAACGGAGGCAGTTGAATCACCTTTTGTGATACAATGCTTTGAGGTATTGAGTTGCTTGATGATACTTCTTCGTTATATCCTAAAACAATACTTCCGTCCAAATACACTAGGTACATGTTTGTGTCTTCTTTTATGTCCTTACTGATATGTATCTCAACTTTTGTGTCACTAAAACGTTCAGTTAACTGTAACGTATAGGCACATAATAGTGCAATTTCATACTCAGTAAAAGAGTTATTCTCAATCAAGTTCCACGGAAGTACAACACTTTCAGGATCCCATGGATTCTGTTTGCGTGAGCTTCTTGGTAGACTCTTGACAAATTGATTAAGTAAGTCAAACGGTTTAGGATTAGATTCAAGATTCTCTCTTAAATCTTTCCAGACTCGTACTTTGTCTTCAAATTTTAATTCATGCATTAACTTCGAACTTTAATTTTGTAGTTGAACTCACCTTGATCATTTGTTATAGAGTTTAACATAGAAACCACTATCGTGTCAACCCCTAATTGTCCATCTGCATTTATTGTAGCGGCAGTAAAGGACAACGCGGTTTCGTAGTTGCTATCACCCTGATATGTATGGTCGTCTACAAAACTTAGTGTATTAGTTCCAACATCTAGCATAAATTCCATTGTTCCGCTTCTTTGTGCGTTAGCAATAGAACTGCTATATGTGTAATCAATTGTATAAGTTCGACTGTAGTCACCTGGTAATCTAAACAAGTAAGTAGGCGAGGATGCCTCTTGAACTTCTAGACTATTAAGGCCGCCAAGTGTAGCATTTACTTTGCCTTTAATTTCAGATACATATTTGTATGTTGAAATATATGTTTGATTATAACCTAAGTCAGCTGTTCTAGCAAAGTAATCTTCCACACTAGAGTTTCCTGGCTTGTTAAAATCAATTACGCTGTACTGTGCATTACCTTCGTTACCTCCAACATTACCTACACCTTCAAAGTTGTTGTGTGAACTAACATTATTTGTACCTTGTGTAATAACAATAGCTTCTTTGTCAATGCCTTGGAAAGAGCTTTGACTAATTTTATTCTTACATGGAGCAGTTGCTTGTCCTTGAGCTCCTAGTGATGTTCCTTCTCCAAACATTACACCATTACCTAGTCCTTCAAAATGACAGCAATGGAAATGGTTATTGTAAACATCGTCGTCACTTGCAATACCAACACTTAAACCCATAAAAATAATGTGATCGAACTTATTCTTTTGAGTTGAAACTAGTGAACTTAATGATTCTAGTTCCATTCCTGCGTTTGATGTTGTAACGGCTGTGCCTGTGGTCCAAGGACCTGTAATTTTTATTTCTTTGAAATGACTGTTTTTACAACTTTGTAATCTCATAGCAGGTGCTGTCGTAGATGTAGTTGAGATAGTCATTCCTTCAAGATGAATATTTGTTGCTTGATTTAATGTTGTGCTTGTACTGTCGTTTGCATAGTTACCAGGTGTACTAGAACTATTTACAGTTTGAAATACAGTATCGTTATCAGTCATACTAAAAACTGTTTTGTCTACGCCGTCACCGTAAATTGTACAGTAAGGTGGAATATAAATTGTATCTGTTACAACATATTTTCCTGCAGGAAAATAAAGTCTTACTCTACTTTGTTCTGTTCCTTTAGTTGAACTGTTAATATACAGTTGATCAATAGCTCTTTGTATTGCTACAGTTTCATCTGTTACTCCGTCACCTGTAGCACCAAAAGATCTTATGTTTACAATTTCATCTAATCTAGATTGTAATGTTCTTGTAATTGGAGAAGTAGCACTTGCACCTGTTTGTACTGTTACACCATTTAAATATGTATATGTATTTGCTAGAGTAAACAAATCATCATGTTCTGTGATAATCTTTGTGTTGCCTACTGCTGGTGAACCTTCTGCAACACTGCCATTACCTATGTATAATGCACGGTTATCTACTGCCCAGCCAAATTCACCTCCAGCTAATTGCGGAATACCGTTTGTGCCCTTACCACGTCTAACTTGGATTCTTGAAATTTGTACGACTGCCATTATTTGCTCCTCATATAGTGTATTTATGCCTGAAGTCTAAGTCGTTGCCCTTACGATTATACCACATTTCGAATGTATCTGTGGGCCATAGTGCTTGTCTATTTTTACTTTTCTTTGGAGCCATTTTATACCATATATTCCAATAATATTCAGCACGTTCTTTATTACCCATACGTTTATGATGATAAAAGTTCATTCTAGGGTGTGTGCGTTCTTTATTATCTTCCCAAGTATTAGCATGTTTTTGTCTATCTAATTCTCTATATAATGCAAGATTGTCTAAGCGTCCTGTATATTTTCCTGTCTTAAAACTAGGATTAGCCGCTCCTCCCATATTACCACCATACTCAGCTACCTTATTAAAATATTCAGTACTGTTTACGACATCAAACTTTTCACTAAAAAATTTACAAACATCTTTAAATCGTTCTTTATTACTAGATTCAAAAAGTATTTCCTTATCATAATCAAATCCATACATTTCCAAATGTTCTAACCAACTTTTACTAGATCCGTTATAAACATTTAGGTCGCGAGTTGTTTGCCCTAAATATTTCTTTCCAGTTATATTGTGTGTAAAATGATATAGCGTTTGTATTTTATGCATGTTTGTCATAGTAACTATACACCCTGTCCCACCATTTTTGTTCCCACTTATCAAATTCGTCTGGCCATAGGTCAAACTGTTGATATTGTAAGTCACGACTGCACATAAACACATGTCCTTCGCGTATATTGGTGCCAAATACTTCGTTGTGAGCGAGAGCGTAGGCTGTGAGCTGTAAATAGTAGTCCTCAACCCATTCTGCTTTCTTAGGCTTGTTTGTTTGTTTAAAGTCCATAATAGCAGGCTGTCCTTTGTACTGTCCAACTAAGTCAGTTGTACCTGCATATATCTTAGGATGATATAGATTAATCTCTGATCCCCATATCTCATCAACATCAGTCATAGCATTTTCTTTTACTTGCTCAGCCATCTTGTGAGCCTGTTGTGCATAAGGATTTGATCCTGGAGTGGGCCATTTGCCAAACTCAATATAATCCTCAAGATACTTGTGCATACGTGTTCCAACGCTGGCCGCTTCTGTTACAATTTCTTGTGCTTTTTGTTCGCCTACTCGCTTTCGCCAAGCAATTAAATGGCTCTTATCTTTTGTTTTATCAAGGATCGTGGTAACACTTGCGACTGCATTTCCATCTGGACATGCGTATAAACGCTTGCCATCTACTTGTTTACGCTTGATTTCTTTGTAGTCGTACTTCTCTGTAATTAAACTCATTAGTTCTCCGTATAGTATACTGCTTCTAGCTTTATTGGATTGCTACCTGTTGCATAACCTGCAACTCTTGTAGAACAATCTCCGCCTATTCCTTTTAGTAATGCTCTTTCTAATTTTGCCTGTTCGTATGTAAGTTGGTGATTTGCCTTGCTAACAATAGCGTTAGTTTTTACGTCATCTTTACGTGTTTGTAGTGCAATTATACCTTGACCAACTGCTGGAATAATAGGCAAACGTTCGTAATCTCTTTTTATATCTAATGCATCAAGTCCTGCTTCTGCAAGTACAATAGCATCATATTCTCCTGCATCTAGTTTAGCAAGTCTAGTATCTATGTTACCTCTAATAGGTTTAATCTGTACATTTTGATTAGCATACAGTTGTTCTAGTTGTGCTTTGCGCCTAGGACTGCTAGTACCTAATGTAAAGCCATCAAACACATTACCTATAAGAACATCATGCGGTCTATTACGTTCTAACACTGCACAGATATGTAAGTCAGGATGTTCTACATCGCCTGGCATATCTTTTAAACTGTGTACTCCAACATCAATAAGTCCGTACTTCAACCCGTATTCAATAGCATTACAGAATACACCTTTGCCACCTATTTCATGTATTGGAGTATCAGGATTTAGATCTCCATCTGTTTGTATTACTTCAATAGTTCCTTGGCCTATTGCTTTTATAGCCTTGTCAGCATATGCTAATGCTAACTTGCTACCACGTACACCTACTCTCATCCAACCATCCAATTGTAAACTGCTCTCATAGCAAGTAACATATACATAAGTTCCATACATGCTCTTGGAATGTCTTTATCTTTTACTGCAAAGTAAATCCACATTAAACAACTAACGCATGCCATACCCCAACCTATTGCTTGTGTATCTGTGTTAGCGTCTGATAATATATAAGCGGCTAGTATGGCTATCATAAAACCTAACCATCTGCCTTTGTCTAATTTTTGATAGAATCTAATTTTCATGAAATGTCAAAGTCCCAAACTAGACAGCGTCTATTGTCTTCGGTTGGATATGCACCATGCCAAACTCTATCGTCCATAACAACTACTCTACCTGGAGCAGGATGGAACTTGTGATCATATGTATAACCATATTGATTCTGCATTATTGTATACATGCAACCATTAAATTGATTGGTCTTTGAAGGAGTAATATGATCAAACAGCATTACACTAGATGCAAATCGTCTATTACTCTGTGCTACTCTATCTATTGAATGAAAGTGTCCTGCTTGCCAACCACCTGGGAAGTAATTGATAGTCCAGGCTTTTGATTCTTGTCCTTCAGTACGTTCTGTAATTTGTGAAATAGGAAGATCTACTGTTTTAAAACAATCAAGTAGCCAAGTTTTATATTCTTGTCGCTGTTTAGACCATTCATTATCTTCTAACGGTTTCTGTATACCGTTGACTGTACATGTACCTTTAGCAATATCGGCAGTAGTAAAGTCAAACAAACTTTCCATATCTTGATAGTGTGGATAAACTGCACTCATTATCCAATGTTGATTTTGTACTAGATACAATTCAACATCGTTGACTTTCTTTAAAAGACTCATTATTAACTCCTATACTATGTATTATATAACAAAAGTATTAGGAAGTCAAGTTCTTATTTGGTTTATTTTAGTGCGTTTTTTGTAGCTCTATCTGCCATATTATCTACTGTTTGATCTTCTGGCTTATCTGTTGGAGGAGCTTCGCCGCCTGCAAGTATAACACCGTCTTCGTCAAAGTTATTAACTAAGTTTTGTAGACGTTGATCGTTATTGTATGCAACAACAAAGCTCTCTCTATCGTAGTGTTCTTTTTCTGAGTTTGAAAGGTACTGGTTTAATTCGTCCCAACTAATTTTAGTTGCGCCTTGCTGTGCTTTTAGATGTAGTATTTGTGATAAACTATCTGAAACAGTTTCAGATAATGAGTTTAGTCTTTTTTTTTCGAATCTGCTAATAGCAAACCTAAACGTCTTGAAAGCTCAACGCTTTCTCGCTTACCTCGATCGTCTGGTTCATCTCCGCCTACTGATGCGTCTGCCGCCGCAAACTCATCATCGCCTTCAGGGGCTTCTGCTTCTGCATCTGCATCAACTGTTGGCTCCATGTCCGTGTCGTCTGCAGGTACTTCATCGCCCATTGTGCTAGGTGCACCTTCACCTGTCAAAATAGCTACGCCACTTGTAAGGGAATCTCGTGTGCTTTCCAATGATGTAAACAATGATCCTAGTGCTGGTTTAACTGTGCCAATAAATTCTTCTGATTTATCTATGCCCATCTCGTCTCGGATCTTATCGCCTAATTCTAACATGCTTTCTGTTTGCATTTCTGCTGTGTCTTCCATCCAGCCTGTGATTCTATCTACCATATCTTTTGATGCCATTACTAATGCTGATTGTTCTTCTGCGCCTTCGCGTACTACTGATTCTTTCTTAGCATCTTTTGCCGCACCGTCCATTGGCTCTGTTTTGTTGCCATCGTCGTCTAAGTCTAGGAAGTCTGGCTTCTTACCTTTGCCTGCTTTTTTACTTGCTGGCTTCTTGCCTTTGTTTTTCTTTTCCATATGCTTTTTTAAGCCTGCTGGCATTTCACCTTCTGCTACTTCACGCTCTGCGATTGCTGTGTTCAGAAGTTCAAGGAACAATTTATTCTTCTGATATGTTTCGCTAGTGTGAACTGCATCAAAACTTTCGTTAGTTTCAACTTGTGATAAAGTTGTTCTAAGTTTGTTACGAGCATCTAATAGTTGCTCTGTTGTAAACTTGTCTGTGTTGATTGTTTTACCATATTTTTTAGCCAGGTTCTCATTCAGTGATTTCACTGTAACGGGCTTTGAAAATTCTCTAATATGCATAGTATTGTTCCTTTGTCATTATGTATTTATTTATCAAAGATATAACTTTCTATCTGGGCAAGTGAGTGCCATGCTTTGTCTGTTGCTATGTCAAATCTAACTTCAGATGCTTCAATTCTTATTGTATCCTTACTAATCTCTATTGTTCTCTTTGCAAATAGTGCATCCATATAATGCTTACTAACCTTGTTATCTAATGCTATTATATTGTTAATATCATTGCTACTACCATGTTCTGCTACTGTTTTTCCTATAGCTAGAGCCGCAGTTTTAGTAAAAGTTGTAACTATGTGCTTATTATTACTTATGTCAAAAATACGATAACCGTTTTTGTGTTTGCGTATAACAACGTTCTTAATGCGTATACTATTGCCTTTTTCGTAAGGAATAGGTACTTGGGTAAGCCCATGTACTACAATTTCTTCTAATTCTTTAGTTAATTGTTTATCAAAACTCATTCGCAACGACCATTACAGTTCCATCTTGTATTAGTTTACTTACTAATGCTTTACGTATCAAGGCCTCGATTACGAATCGATCCCTTTCTGAATAACTGTCTAATGATCTAAGATCGTTACATCTTTTCAATACTGCCCGTTCTTCGTTTGTGCATTGAATGGTAAAATCTTGTATGAGTTCGTTTATTTTCATTTCATTACCATAGCCAATTGTTTCATTAATTCTGACCTGGTTTGATTATATGTCTTCTTTGTGTTTTGGAATTCTTTGTCTGTCACTTGCATTTGTGCTTTTATTTCTTTTTGTTTAGCTTGCTGAAGTTTCTTAGTTTCAGGAGAGTCTGATTGAATTCCTCCTGCACTTGCAGTTGTATTACCTTGTTGTGTTGTATTGGCATTGCCTTGCATTTTGTTAGCTACTGCCTGTGCACCTGATACAGCTAGATCTTTACCTACGTTAAGAGCACCTTTTCCTAATGCTTTAGCTCCTGCAACAGCACCTTTTCCTAATGCTTTAGCTCCTTGGTATGCAAGTTTGCCTCCTGTCTTAAGAGCGGCAGATCCTAATTTAAGTCCAACTCTGCCTGCGGCGCCAAGAGCAGGTAGAATTGCTTGAACAATCTCATCTAACTGTTCTTCTGTCAGATGCGGATATTTTTCCTTTAAAACTGTTCTAGCAACTTGTTCTTCGTTAATTTTTAGTTCGTCTAAACGCATTTTAATTACCTACTTGGCTTTTGTTTGCTGTATCAATGATATAATACGTTGTACCCCAGTACCACTATTCATAGCTTGAGCAAGTGCTTGAAGTATCGGAGCAACTTCTTTTCTTTCATTTGGTTTTAATACTTCACCGTTGGCCGCACGTTGAAGTGCTTGAGCGGCAATCGCTGGAGATTTTAAACCTGTTATACTTTTTAATCTGTTGGTGCCTTTTCTCAACTGTTGGTCTACATCTTTTTGTTGAGGCTGTTGTTGGCCGCCGCCGGCATCCATATCTTTTCTCATCTGTGCCATGCCTTTTTGGGCAGTTTTTACAGCGTCTGCACCTACAGCTTTTACATTCTTATAACCTTTTCCAATGTCTTTACCAACTTGAGTTGCAACGTTTTTGACTTTACCACCAGCTTGTGTTGCTAGTGTTTTTGTTTTGTTTGCAAGATTTTTAGCTATAGGAGCACCCTTTTGAATAACTTTCTTACCTGTGTTTACAGCCGCTTGTCCAGCTTTTGTGGTTAGATTTTTTAAAGTTTTTACAGCCCCACTAAAGTTAGGTGCTTCATTTAATGCATAATCAATTTGTGCATCGGTAGCTGTTGGAAACATTTCCTTCAGTTGCTTTTTGTGTATCTCTTCTTTGAGAGTTTTAACTTCTGTCAGTTTCATTTCATTCTCCTGCGTTTAG